TTCACAAAAAAAGATGGAACAGAACGAGTTATGAGATGTACGCAGGACCCTAATCAAATTCCTAACGATGGTTCAATTCTTTTTACCGGTTCGAATCATCCGGAGTACAATGACCAATGCCGAGTTTATGATCTAGACCTAGGTGAATGGCGGTCTTTTAAACCCAGTAAGTTAATTTCTTTTACTTGCCCTTGAGGAGTAATTATGGCTAAAACTAATGAAATTATTGTCCCGTCTTCACCTGCCGATCTGAAACGTATTATGGAAGCAGTAAAAGAAGGCAATGAGTGCATGACCAGAATCGCGGCAGAAAAAGACGCACTAAAGGATATTGTGGATACTGTTGCAGAGGAATTTAAACTACCCAAGCGATATATTGGTAAACTAATTAAAACGTATTTCAAGCAGTCGTTTGAAGTTGAACTAAATCAAACGGAAGATTTTCAAGAACTATATACTGCAGTAACAGGAGTAAAATAATGCTTAGAGGAAATGATGCAACACCAAAAGGGGTTGAAAAGTATTACCAAGGTAATATTGAACCCTCTTCTTCACCCTCTTCTTCACCAATTGAAACACTTTTTATGGAATTAAATGTGCGTGTTAATTCCTTAGTTGAAAATGTTGATCGACTGGATACCAGATTGAACTCAATTCTCCCGCCCGCTTATGATATGACTACCCCCTATGATAATGAAAAATCTAGTCATGTGACAGTTGCTCCTATATCGCGAATGGAAATTGAGTTAAATTCTATTATAGAAAAGGTATTAGCAGTTAACAATAAATTGTTTTATATAACTGACGTTTTGCGAATTTAATGGGTTGACATAAAATATTATTTTCTGTTATTATGTGGGCACGATCAACCGATTAGGAACGATAATGGCAACGACGGCAAAAACCCGAGCAAAACGTCATACTCACGTCAAGCGTGGATGGGAATCGAACGTCCCTCAATTTAACATAATGGACTACTCCACATCCATGATGCGCACGTTATCTTTCTTTTCAGGAAATGTTGAGGGGAAGGAAAAGCAAAAACTCGCTATTAACGGCTGGAAAGCAGCAAAGCGCAACGTAGATGGTTTTGAGAAGGTATCTGATGGTTATTTCCATCAAGCTGGTGTACTAGCTTATCTAATTAAAGCTGGGGTATCACTAGAAAATAAAGATATTGCTCACTACAATCGCTTTTATCATAATATTAAAGAATTGGTGGACAAGAAAAATGAGGAACAATCAGCATCTATTACGTCGAAAATTGTCTCGGTACGCGATAACACCAATGAGATTATTAGAAAGCATGGTGCTGTCTTTGATGGGGCTATTGATGACTTCATTGTTTATGGTAATGGCTTTGATGCTGCGTCTTATATTAAGGCCAACGAAGTAAAACCAGCAATTAGTAAAGCGATTGCCGGTCTTTACAAGGACCAGCTAAAGGAATTGCAAGAAGCATATGCTGGTACTGATCCTGACTTGGTTGAAGGTTATTCAAATCTTGGTAAGCGTGGCTTGAAAAAGGCAATTGATTTTATTCAATCAATGATTAACGCTACTGAAACCGCGGCCCTAATTAGCAAAACTACTCGTAAGCCGCGAGCAAGAAAAGAGAAACCAGCAAGTGCAATTGCAGGTAAAGTGAAATTCCTAAAAGAGGATATTACACTCAAATTGAAATCAGTTATGCCCGAAAACGTAGTCGGGGCAACAGAAGTTTGGGCTTTTAATGTTAAGCGCCGCAAACTGTTCCGGTATGTTGCAGTTGACGGGACCCAACTTTCATGGAAAGGCACCACTGTTCAAAACTGGGATCCTGAGAAATCCGGCGGGAAAACTATTCGAAAACCCGAGTTGTTCTTTAAAGACGTCGCCGGTATGTCTAAACGTCCTTTGAGTAAAATGTTTAACGACATCAAGAGCGTATTAGCTAAAGCTAATGGTCGAGTTAATGAAGAAACACTTATTGTGAAAGTGTTTTAATGAAAACTGCTATATATCTTGAAACAGGTGAGTTGGTCGGATATTTAAAGGATATCGTTTCAACTAATCATAGATATTTAAGACTTGTAAAGTGCCAACCACTTCTTAAACCTTGGTTTACTGCCACTGCTATGGATACCATAACCCATAACCACTCAATGAATTATGAGCAGATTGAACTAGAAGTTGTTCAATCTGATTATAATCCACCTTACTGTTTATTTCGCGGTAAGAAATCAAAACTACGCAATCTCCGCGGAATTACGTTATTTAAGTGAAAATATGCCAATTATTTTAGATTTTAATCAAGTGTTTTTTAGCAACATTCAAATGTTTTTTAAGAATGAAGCTAAATCAAGTAACCCAAATGCTTTAGGGCTTTTAAAGCATATGGTGTTAAGTACTGTCCTCAGCTATAAAAAGAAGTTTGGGCGGGAATACGGCGACATTGTAATTGCTACTGACCATCTTCACTATTGGCGTAGGGACGTTTTCCCTCAATATAAATGGAAACGAAAAGAAGCGCGGGCAAAGTCTGACTTGGATTGGGATTTCATCTTTAAGGCGCTTGACGAGATCAAAACTGAACTTATTGAAAACTTTCCATATAAAATTCTTCGAGTTGACGGAGCGGAGGCTGATGATGTCATTGCAGTTATGACTAAATGGTGGCAAGAAAATGAATTAGAACGGGTTGGGTTACTTGAACAACCTCAAAAGATCATGATTGTTAGTAGTGACGGTGACTTTGTTCAACTGCAAAAGTATGAAGGGGTGAAACAATGGGCGCCGATGCTTAAAAAGTTTGTTAAACCTAAAGGTAAACTAGAACATTATGTCATTGAGCATATCTGTACTGCTGGTGACGATGGTATTCCAAATATTTGTTCTGCTGATGACGTTTTTCAGAAGGGAGTGAGACAGACGTCATTCCGGAAAAATCGATTAGAGGAATTTTTCAAACTTGGTATTGATGCGTGCAAAGATGATAATGAGCGCCGCAACTTTCAACGTAATCAGATGTTGATTGACTTTAACTTCATTCCGAAAGAAATAGAACAGGCAATCGTTGAGACATATATAAATCAAGTACCCATTAAAAACAAGATGAAAATTTATCAATATCTTGTCAAGAACAAGATGAAATTGCTAATTGAGAACTCGCATGAGTTCTGAGAGGATGAGATGCAAGAGTATGTAAATGAAGTGTTTGAGAAGATTGAAAAAGCAAAAACCAGTGAAGAGAAGCTAACTTTATTGAAACAGTATGGAGTTCAACATCCTTACAACATGCTTCTCTCGTTGAACTTCAACGACAACCTAGAACTTGATTTACCCGAAGGTACTCCACCTTATAAAAGAGATGAAGCCACCCACCCGGATATGTTTCAAACAACCCTTGCTCAGCAAATTCGTCGGTTGAAATCGTTGATCAAAGGAAAAAATAATATCACTAAAATCAAGCGTGAGTATATCTTCATTCAAGTGATTGAAGGTATACCTCCTAAAGAGGCTGATGTACTCATCTTTTGCAAGGACAAACAACTGACAGAATTGTATCCATCTATCACGTTTGATCTTGTTAAAAAGGTTTTCCCATCTTACTGCATTAAAAAGGGACTTATCGGATGAAATTTGCAATCGTTGATACTGTGACAAAACAACATTGCGTAACTTCTTCGTCATACTGGATTATCAAACAACTCATTAAGATGTTTGATAACACTAAATATATCATCAAGAAAATAAACTAATGCCTTTATACGCGTACGTCTGCGATTCATGCGGAAACGAACTCGAAATTTTTTGTTCTGTTGCTGACAGGGATAAACTAACGGAAACTCCTTGTTCAGTTTGTGGTGAGCCCATAAGAAAACAATTAACAACCCCACCAATTGCTGACCCAGTCCGTCTAGGGAGAATCAAGGCCCCAGAAGGGTTCAGAGACGTTTTAAAGCAGATCAAAAAACGAACTCCAGGAGCAGTAATTGAAGTCGATAGGTAAGGGACTTCAATGAATAGAGAACAAGCAGCACTTTTCAAAGATTTAGGGTACGAAGATATTCAACCAAAAAATGAGGGGGTTGGTGTACCTTCACGAAAAAGAAAGCTTCGACCTAAGATCGCCAACAACAAGTTTGAGAACCTTACACTCAGAGACATAAAGCCGTTAACCGAAGGTCAGCGGCTTTTTTATAGGGCTTTTAAAGAGGGATCCCATGTTATTGCTGAGGGCGCAGCGGGAACAGGTAAAACGTTCGTTGCAACCTACTTAGCTCTTGAACGACTTTTCTCCGGTAAGATCGAGCGAATCATATTTCTAAGAAGCATCGTCGCGACGCGCGATATAGGTTTTCTACCTGGCGGTATTTGGGAAAAAAGTGAACCATACTGGTCACTTTATAAGGACCATGTTAATGAGATTTGTGGAAATGGTACTGCATGGGACATCTTGTTCAAAAAGGGATTTGTCGAATTTGAAACTACCTCTTTCATGCGTGGTAAAACATGGAACAACGCAGTGGTGGTATTAGATGAAAGTCAAAACCTATCGCAGCACGAAATTTATAGCGCACTAACTCGAATTGGTACTAACTCAACTGTAGTGGTTTGCGGGGATCATAAGCAATCCGACCTTCGAAAGTCAGAAATGGGTTGGGATTACTTGAAACGGTTAGTTGCAAAAGTGCCTCACTTGTTCGATGTTATTTCATTCACTAATGAAGATATTGTCCGCTCGCAGTTTGTGAAGGATATTATTATCGCTGACTCCTCATTATAAATATTTAATTAGGAGAATTAAAATGAAAACAAGTAAAGAAGGTATTGAACTAATTAAGCAATTTGAGGGCTTTAGTGATAAGCCATATAAATGCTCTGCTGGTGTTTGGACAATTGGATTTGGAACGATTAGAATAGACGGTAAATCCGTAACTGCGTCCACTCCTAAGTGTACTAGAGCTGATGCTACAAAATGGTTAATGGAAGAAGTCAATTCAGTATGTGATCCAGTAATCACAAAGCATGTTAAAGTTTATATTAACCAAGATATGTTTGACTCTTTATCTTCATTCATTTATAATTTAGGCGAGACTAATTTTTCTAAGTCAACATTACTAAAACGAATAAACGAGTCAAAGTGGATGGATGCTTATTATGAGTTTCAAAAATGGAATAGAGCAGCCGGAGTGGTTGTGGATGGTTTAACAAAGCGCCGATTAAAAGAGGCCCAATTATTTAGAAGAGGTATTGTTGCTTTAACCTCCACTTTAGTATGAAAACGAACTTAAGCTCTCTAGAAAAGCAATACTTAGTGCATCAAAAGTCGATTTTTATTTTTTCATTGCTGCAAAAATACTTAAAATTCATAGTAGGAAAATAAATGTTCAAAAAAGCAATCTTTTTATGGTGTTTAGTTACGTCGTTTGCAGTTGCTAGCGATTTAACTGTAATTCCTTTAGAAATAGTCGATGGCGATACGTTCAAAACAAATTTAATCGGATTACCAGACTCACTAAGAAAAGTTAGTGTTAGAATCAAAGGTATTGATACTCCTGAAATTAAAGGAAAATGCTTACAAGAAATTGAAAAAGCAATTGAAGCAAAAAGTAAATTGAAAGAAATCATTTCTGACTATTCGGCTATCACAGTAAAAAATGTCAAATGGGACAAATATGGTGGTAGAATTCTTGGTGATGTCTATCTTTCTAACGGAAACAACGTAGCAAGTGAAATGATTAGTTCCGGTTTAGCTAGACCTTATTCAGGCGGGTCTAGAACATCGTGGTGTAAGTGAGGATCATATGCTAGAAAAAATGAATATTGTTATTGGTGGGAAAAAACAACTTAATGATAACTTTTTCCTTTTGTTTTCTGAAATTAACACTGATATGGCTCAGCAAGTTGTTGAGTGGATATTAGGTCACAATTACTCAGAGAACCCGCCTGAGATATTAACCATGATTATCAATAGTCCTGGTGGTGACCTTTCGGCGGCGTGGGCGATTATCGACGTAATGAGAGGTTCACATATTCCAGTTAGAACAATTGGATTAGGTCAAATTGCAAGTGCTGGACTGTTAGTGTTTATCTCAGGTGATCGAGGAGCAAGGTTTATCACCGATAATACCTCAATTATGAGCCACCAATATCTATGGGGCACTGTTGGTAAACACCATGAACTAATTGCAGCACAAACCGAATTTTCTAACGTACAAAAACGATTAATTGATCACTTCAAAAAGACCACTGGTCTAAAAGAAGATGAGATTAATAAGTACCTGATGCCGCCCCACGACGTTTATCTTTCAGCTAAAGAAGCACATAAACTAGGACTATGTGACCATATCAAAACTTTGAAATGAATAAGGTTGACTGTTTAGTTATTCATATTCCAGGGCGTGAAAAGTATTTAGATGAATGTTTAAACAGCTTGAAACCAGCTGAGGATAAACTAAATATTATAGTTGTTAGAAATGAATGTTTCCTTCCCCAGCAGCAAGTACGATATGATCATTTCCATTCAACCGACTCTAAAATTGTTACCTGGGTCAATGACGACGATTTGTTCGTTAATTCCGGTGCATTAGAAGAATGCTTGATGAAACTAGAAAACTCTAACGTGGTGGGGGCATCAACCACGGCTAGCATGATAAATCAAGATGGTAGCGTAAAAAGAGAAAGATATAACCCCCACCCTTATAATAAGAAATTACACCAACAAACCACTACACACGTTCACGAGTTAACGTTAGTTAAAAAAGATATAGCGATTAAATATATTGATGAAACGTATCTTTATCTAGATGATCATCATTCTTGGTATTTAACAAATATGATGGTAAGACATGGTCAATGGTTTAAATCTAATAAAATCGGCTACAAATGGAGAATCCATGGTCGTAATGAACATCTAACAGCCGACATTAATCAAGCTAATTATGCAAGGCAAAAGTTTTTGACACCTTAAGTAAAAAACTATATAATGTATAAATGACAAGTTGAAAGGGTAAAATGAAAACAGATCACAATTTAGGAAAAATGGTTCATAACCACTTAGTTTCAATTGGTATGGAAACACCAATGGTTGAAAAAACATTCTCAACCCAGGAACAATTGGATAAAATTGAGGATTCAATACGTTCAATTATGAACGTTCTTCACTTAGATCTAGAAGATGATTCATTAGTTGACACACCAAGACGAGTCGCAAAAATGTACGTGAATGAGTTTTTCAAAGGTCTTGATTATGAGCATTTCCCTAAGTGCACGGTTATCGAAAACAAAATGGATGCGGGAATGGTTGCCGAGAAAGGCATAAAAGTTATGTCTAATTGTGAGCATCACTTCGTAGTTATCGATGGTGTTGCGACCGTTGCATATATCCCGAACCAAAAAGTACTAGGGTTGTCGAAACTAAATCGTATCGTCAACTTCTTCGCCCGGCGCCCGCAAGTGCAGGAACGACTCACTAATCAAATTTGGCACACTCTAAACTTCATATTAGACACAGAAGACGTAGCAGTTTATATCGATGCAGTTCATTACTGTGTACGTTCACGAGGAGTGGAAGACGCAGATAGTTCAACTGTAACCAGTAAATTGGGTGGAGTATTCATGCATAGCCCCGACACCCGCGCCGAGTTCATGGCTATTGCTAGAAAGTGTTAAATGGATAAATTACAACCAATTATGCTAGACATTGAAACGTTGGGAACCTCGCCCGGGGCGGCCATTGTTGCCATTGGTGCAATTAAGTTTTCATGGATAACGGGGAAACCAACTGATAAGTTTTACTTAAATGTTTCAGCTAAGTCATGCGTTGATCACGGACTAAAAGTTGAAAGTGGGACAATCGACTGGTGGAAAACGCAACCAAAAGAAGCACGGGATGCATGGATGGTAAACCCACAACCTCTCCCTGATGCACTTAATAAGTTCAGTGATTGGTTTGGTAAAAATGATCATGAAGTGTGGTGCAATGGTATGAATTTCGACTTCCCTTACATGGAAGTCGCGTTTAATGTGGCTAAAGTTCAAATCCCATGGAAATACTTTCGTCTTAACGATTTTAGAACCATTGTCAACTTGTTTAATGCAAGAGACAAATTCAAGGCTAAAAGAGAGTCAGGTGAAACTGGTGTTTATCATAACGCACTAGATGATTGCATTGCTCAAGCGGAGTTTCTGGTTGAGATGATCGGAGAATTGAAAAAATGAGTTTTGAATATATTGCAAGTGGTTTGTCGTTTATATGGTCGAATAAATTCACAAAAGAAGAGGAACCCGAACTATGTAAGAAGATCAGGGAATTCACTGACAAAGTAGTGGATGCCCATCCCGGACACTCTTATGGAGTTCTTTTCAACGCATACACTGAACGTGGTACAGCAAAACACGTGAATGACTTGTTTCATGGATATACTATTCAAGCTGACTCTGGTGGCCTACAAATGATGACCTTAGGTCATGGTGATATAGCTGAATCTGATAAAGAGAAAGTGTATGCAACTCAAGCCGAGTATAGCACAGTGGCAATGTCGTTTGACCAGATTCCAGTCAAGACTGTTAGTGATAAGCAAGGGTATCTAGATGCTAAGAGCCGCTATTTTGACCCAAACATTTTTGACGAATGTGCAATCGAATCGGGGAAAAACCTTGCGAAACAGATTCAGTATTTCATTGATAAAAAGTCAGAAGCAAAACCTTTGCTAATTGTGCAAGGTAATGGTTTAGAGTGGTATCAAAAATGGGCCGAACTAGCTCTTAAACAAGTTCCAAAAGAACACTGGGATCACATTTCAGGGGTTTCAAGTTCATCATTTGCGCTTGGTAACGGCTTAAAAGAAGACATTGAGCGTGTTTTTGCTTTCTCTCAGTTACCAGTACCTGACAATATGAAGAAACATTGTCACTTGCTAGGATTTGGTTCAATGCACCGATTAATCCCCGCTGTCCAATTTAAGAGATCTGGTCTTTACAGCGATGATATTCTGTTCTCTTATGACTCAACTAAACACACTGGTGGAATTGCACGTGGTCAATTCCAAAACGGCCCTAGTATCGCTCAACTGAGACGAGTAAAAGATAAGATGTACTATCACGCAGTTGCTGAGTTAGATGCGTTCTTCAATGACATTTTGAAATTTAAATTCAACGAGGAACACTTTTACGACACTATTATCCAACCGGCAAGCTATTGGACTGAAAAGTATGGTGAGCGTCAGAAGATATTTGAGCGCAATCTTTTTAGATACGGGTTCATGCTCTTCTCAGTTCATACTGTTATGAACATGGTTAAAAAGATGGAAAAGAATGAGGCTTTCATGATTAAACTGAGAAAGCGTGATTCACATCTGTTTGTGCCGCTTTCAAAGGTTAAAACGTTAGACGACTATAACTACTGGAAGAATCACGTAGGTCGTCGCATGACTTCTAGAAAAGTTAAAACACTTAGTGAACGATCATCGCTGGATCAATTTTTTGACGATTAATCGACATTTGTTTATAATTGTTTATAAATCGTAACATATGAGGTTAAGATGATTAGTAAAGAGAAAATTCAACTCGCCAAAGAGCGAATTGATATATCGTTTAGTCTTTTTGGTGACAAACTTTTTATGGGGCATAGTGGTGGGAAGGATTCATGCACTATCCTTCACTTGATGAAACAAGTTGTCCCTGATGACTTTATTATAGTTCACAACGTGAAACCAATGTTTGGTAGTACAGGCGACCCTGTACTATCGTTGACTGAGATGCATCCAGGTACTTTATATCATCTCTATGAGAATGTAGCGAAAGACAACGTCGTACATTTTATGCATTCATCCAAAATGGAGAAGTTTATATCTGACAATGACCTTCAATGCCAAGTTGATGGTGCTCGGATTAGTGAAGCTAATCGCGAAGGGAAAAGCGCAAACTTTATCATGGGTGGTAAAAGTTATAATAGAAAAGAGCTAAAAGCTATGATAGCTGATGGCCTTTTTGGTATTCATTTTTGCTATCCAATATTCGATTGGACGGATAGGGACGTGTTCGATTACTTAACCTCCAATGATATACCATTCAGTCAAGAATATTTTGAAAACGGTGAAATTGATCGTTACTTACAGGAGAGAAGATAAATGATGGAACGAAAATATGTAATCTTAGCACCTCATGTTGACGACGAAGTGATCGGGTGTTATTCTTTACTTCAAAGAGGATTAGTCACAGATGTATACTACTTTTTTGATCTAACACCGGAAAGACAAAAAGAGGCACAGAAATGTGCCGAACTATTTAGCTTCAATCCTCATTTTGATGGTTCCGTGGGTAAGATTCCAGCTGATAGAATTGTCATGGTACCAAATGTACATGACAACCATACTCAGCACAGAGAGATTTTTTATCTTGCTCAAAAAATTCAAAACGAAAAAAGGTACTACTCCGTTGATATGAACAATTCACCAGATGTTTTAAATAGAGCGATGGCTGCTAACAAAAAAGACGTTCTTAGCATGTTGTTTCCTTCTCAATCAAAACTATTAGAAGATGAGAAGTATCATCTTTTTGAACAATTAACATCATCGCCTTCCAGGAAATTTATTTGGATAACTTTTCAAAAAGAGGGGGTTCATTCTTATATGAATGCTCCTGACGATGTTTCTTTTTTAAAGAACCCCCACCGCCATATTTTTCATTTTAGAGTTGAGATAGAAGTCTTTCATAATGAAAGAGAAGTTGAATTCATTATGTTTAAACGTGAACTAGAATGTCTTTACAGTGATGGAGTTCTACAACTAAATAATAAATCATGCGAGATGATTGCCGAGGAAATCGAAAATTATATATTGATTAATTACCCATATAGACGTTACTCAATCACCGTCAGTGAAGATAATGAAAACGGAGCAACTATTAAATCAGGAGATTTTTAATGAAAGTTGGTATTGAAGTTGAAGGACGATTTAAAGGGATCAAAACTTTGTTTTGCACCGCTCAGGAATTTTTAAATAACCCGGATATTGTAGAGATAGCTAAAAACGACAAATGCTCTCAAATTTATATTTCTGACTTAAATAATGAATTATCACTAAAAAATCTATACTTGACAATTATCGCAAAGAGCTTTATAATTACTATTGAGAGAACATCTATTAATTCAACTCCGCCCTACTGGGTTAATATCATTCTAACAGTTGACAACCCGTCGTTTTGGTACTTAAATCAAAATGACCAAGTGAAGTTCACAAAAGATCAATATGTATTTGCAGTGACAAAAGAAGTAATGAATAAGAGTGTCCCAGCAGATTTTGAATTGGATATTGAGGTAAGTTAATGAACGGTAAACAAAATCTTTACTACGTACCAATTGAACCTTTAGACGAAAGATATACTGGTCAATGGTACACTGAGTTTCCCATCGCTTTTAAGAAAGCGGGGTTCAATACTATCACCATAGATGGTAGTATTTTGTCGACTCACGTTGACGTTGGAACTTTTTTACCAATGAATAGTACAGTTCATTATAAAAATACCCAATTGCAACGAATTGCAAAACTATTTCAAGACCACGAAATCAAGAACAACGATATATTCTTCATTGCCGATCTAGAATTTTGGGGCATTGAATCTATTCGTTTAATGGCTCAGATGAATAACATTAAAGTTTTCATTTTTGCCTTTTTACATGCGGCATCCTATACCAAAGAGGATGCCTTTGAAATTGCAACACCATATCAAAAGTATACTGAGTTGGGTTGGTTGTCTATGTGCGATTTAGTATTCGTCGGTTCTGAGTACCATAAGCAAGCAGTTATTGAGCGGCGAATTCGTCCTTATGCAAGTAAAGAAGACTTCGAAGGCCTAGTTGAAAAGATCAAGGTAACTGGTAATCCTATATTCATGGATCAATATAAATTACCAGCGATGCCACCCAAAAAGAAACAGATTATTATTTCCAACAGATTTGATTGGGAAAAGCGCCCCAATATTAGTTTGGATTTTGCTTATATTTTGAAAAAGCGCAACCCCGACCTTTCTATTGTAGTGACTACATCTAGACCAGTATTCAAGTCAAATAAAAAATGGCTCTCAGATATGGCAATAGAAATGGAACATGATGGGATCATCTCAATTATGGATGGATTGAGTAAGCAAGCTTATCATAAAGTACTTGCTGAAAGTAAAGTGATGCTAACTAATAGCATAGAAGAGAATTTTGGTTACTGTATCGCGGAGGCTCTTCTTTTTAACACTTATCCGGTAGCTAAAAATGAACTCTCACACCCTGAACTTTGTAACTATGACACAAGATTACTTTTCAACGATGAAGATGAGATTATTGAAAAGGTCGAGTATCTATTAGATTCAAAGTTTGAAGTGAAGGATTATATAACTAAATACCAATACGCATTAACTTTCATGGTTAGTCACATGACCAGAATTCGAGCCGAAAAGGAGCTTACTAAGAATGCAACATTCACTATCTAAATCATCGAAGCGTCTTTACATTATGGCTTTTGAAAAGTCATTGGAGATTAAGCACGCAATGCAATCAGCAGAGATTACCGAAAAAGCTATGAAAAATCGCCGGTCAAAAGAGAAAGAGAAGAATGCCGGAACAGAAAGTTAAGATCGTAATTGCAATAGATGAGCACGGTAATTATCGTGCTATCGGTGGCTCAGGGATGAATGAGACGCAGATGGCTGCACTTTGTCTTGATTTTATTGAGACAACTGATTATAATCATATTGTGACCTCGTTTAACGTAAACGTACCTCTCCCGGAGCCAAAAGTAAATGAATAAAAAATCAATTATGTTTCTTAGTAACGTGACTTGCATCGATCACGCTTATATTGACCAAGACGGATATATTATTGGGGGAAGTTTTAATCCCAATATCACGGTATCGGGAAAAATTGATGACGTTGAAAACGTTGTAGTTGATTTCTCAACTATCAAAAAGGATATTAAAGCGCTGATTGACGATAAGGAAACAGGGTTCGACCATAAGTTATGGATCATTTATGGGGTGTCAAATTATAGTGTCAGGTATTCTGAGAATATGACTCATATTTATGTCACTACCCCTATTTTTAATGTTACTCTTCCTATTAACGCGGTCAAGTTTTTTAATGCAGCGTCTTATGCTGATTCCTCCGGGTTGGAGGATTACTTGCTATATAATCTGGCACAAAAATATCCAATCACTAATCTTATCGTTGATTATGATACTAGAATGGATTCGCCAGTCAATATCAACACTGAACTTCATACGTTTAGATACACCCATGGTCTAAAAAACAGTACTTCATGGGGATGCCAAAACATAGTTCATGGTCACTTAAGTTATTTGGCTGGTATTTGTAACTGGGATAAACAAATTGAAGCTAACGCGCTATTACAGCAAATTGCAGTTTACCTAGACAAAAGAATGTTTGTTTGGAAAGAAAACGCTTACTTTAATGAGGTGAAGTATTCTACCCCTCGTGGTAACTTTAAACTTCTGTCTTCCCCCGAAATTGAATTTCATAAAACAGTTTATATGGAAAATGAAACCACAATTGAAAATATAGTTGAATATATTGCCAATAAGTTCAAAGCTGAACTAGAAAAAGCGGGTATCCATTTTCTCTATATTTCAGAGGGGTTGAATAAGGGTGCTGTTATAGCAATTAATCCTTTTGTCAAAGAAAATAATGCGTGATGACCCGATTATTCTTTTGAATAGAATATCAAAGGACCCAAATCTACCAACGAACTACTTTGACGATATTATTTTTGTGATTGACTACATT